ATGGGATTATTTGATGGATTATTAGGGAATGCAACACAAAATAACAATGAAACAGCTGAAAAAGAATTACGGGATGTTTTAATCCCTAACGAAAAAGTAGATATGGCCTTCACTTTAGTAAGAGATTTAATTGTCTTTACAGATAAACGCTTAATTTTAGTCGATAAACAAGGAATTACAGGTAAAAAAGTTGATTATAAATCGATTCCCTACAAATCTATTTCACGCTTTTCTGTTGAAACTAGTGGACATTTCGACCTAGATGCAGAACTAAAGATATGGATTTCAAGTGCTGAGTTACCTTCAGTAAGTCTTCAATTTAGAAAAGATAAAGATATTGTTGCTATTCAACAAGCCTTAGCAGCTGCTGTGTTATCTTGAATCCACAAAAAAAGACAGGGAAGCGACCAACTTTCCTGTCTTTTTAATTTTAGATAAAATAAAAAAGGCTTCTCAGCCTTGATACGTTCCTTATTCAATCAGACACATGGCGGCACTTGCTTAGTCTTTCAAGCGTATTTTACGACTATTTATAACCTTGTAAAAACACTAGTAAATCAATAATATTATAATTTAATACCATATAATTTTTTACAACCTTTTACAACTTTTGCCCCTTTTTTGCCCCTTCCTCCCAAAATATTACAGTTGTGTAAAACGATAGACAACACGAACGTACATTCGGTATAATTGTATTATCAGGAGGGCGATATAATGAAAACTAATTATGTAGGAGTAGTTGAAAAGATTAGAATGCTAAGCATGTACCCAAAAATGCTAGTTAGGTTTTCTTCAGTCACATGCTCTTCACTCCATTTCGTGAAGTTATGAATCTGAATATGTCTTATGTCGTAAAAATCGATTTCTTGTTCACCAATTAGAACAACATCAAACTCAGCCATTCCACGAAAAACACCAAAAACATGTGGTTTCACACGGTCATATTCATCTAACGAATTCAATTGAATCTCTAGTACCTTATTATGTTTAATTGAGCGGTCTAAAAAATATTCTATTTGGTTTTGGGATTGTTGTGGTAGTCTCTCAATATTTCGAGCGTGATATTCATCAGTGCTCTTTATTGCTTCAGTTAATTCGCCTAACGGAAACGCCGTTGGCCACTTTAGTTCAAATGGCCTGTCAACATAATCATTGTAAGGTTTAAACTCTTTTTTAGTTCGTCTCACCATCTGATACACTCTCCTATCGAAAACATTATACGAACATAAGTTTGTTTTTTCAAGAAAGAATCGTTAAAATTCAAATCTTTTTAAGATAACTATTGACTTTATACAACTACAGTTGTATAATATGAATATAGTTAAGGAGGTGAAACATGTGCTAGACGATATAGTAAAAGCCGTCGCAATCGTCCTAGGAGTTCTCCAATCCGCAAAAATTGTAAAAGAACTTTTAAAAGACGATAACGACGACAAATAAGAATAATGATTGGGAGCTAAGGCTCCCTTTCTATAAATTAATTCTAGCATGAATAATATGAAAAATAAAGCTTACGGATTAACATTACTTGCTGTTGTATTAGTTGGTTTAGGTCTTACAGTTTTCAATGTGATTAACTGGATTACTTACTTGGTAATCTTGTTAATTGTAGGCATATTAAGCAAAAGAAAGTAGTTGATTAAATGACTTACACTGAAAAAATCGAAAAATTAATAGACATGGATTTAACGAGCTATCGTATTGCAAAAGAAACTGGAATCAGCACGCAATACATCGACAAAATCAGAAGTGGAAAAACTGCTATTGAAAATATCGGTCTGGGCAAAGCTGAATTGTTAGTGAAGTATTTTGATAAATTAATTAAAGATAAAATTGAATTTTAAAGGTCAGAATACATCCTATAATTAATAATTGTTTAAAAAGGATGATTTTATGTTAACGAAAATAAAGGTAACTACAAATAAGTTTACAAGCTGGTACAAAAAACATAACAATTCTATTTCGAAAGTGGTTAAAGTAGCCATATCATTTACTATCATCGTATTAGGTTTCTGTTTGAACAAAACATACTATGAAGATATCTCAGTAGAGTTTTACCCTTTTGTTTCTAAAGACGAACCTTATAGTAATAACATAGTCGATGAAGTAAATCTAGACAAAGAACCAAATAAAGTAGTTTTAGTTTCTTCTTTAGAAATTCCAATGACTATTGAAATTTTAAAATTTGAATCTATGGAAAAAGACAACTCACCTAAATACAAATCAACTGGAATTAAAAAGTCTTTAGAACCTGGTGATGTTTTTAAAATAGCCTACCTTGAAAGCGAAAATATACCAAATTACGAATTAAAGGCTTCTACAGGTTATGGTGACGGAAATATTTCATTAAAGTACAATGGCAGATATGGCAACATAAATAAAACAAAAATCAAGTCAGAAAGAAAGCTTATTCCATATTTTAAAGATAAAATATTGAATTAATATATGTATTAGAGCTTGGGATATTATTCCCAAGCTCTTCAAATTATTTTACGACTGGAAACATAGCTTCTAAGCGATTATACCAAGGCGCATTTTTGTTCCATTTATCTTGTCCGTAGAAAGGAATATCTTTGCCATTGTTTTTCTTGTATAAGTCCTCAATGACTTTCATTTCATCTGGATGAGAGACACGTCTTGTGTTAACTCCGTTACAAAACATTACTGTCCAAGCATCTCCATTCCATTCTAGTTTACCTGTTTTTGAATTAATTGGTCTTTCGTATAAACATTGCATAGTCGTTTCTCCACCTTTTATATTATTTTGATTGTTATTATTTGAATCGCCATTGCCTTCGTTTGGATTGCTCATATATTTTTTTATTTGGCTAATAAAATAGTCTTTTACAGCATTTGTTTCTTTTCCATGCAATTCCCAGGAACGGTGAGGACATGCCGTAGGAACAAATTCTTTGTGTAATCTTACAGTATCTCTATTAGGGTACATTCCCCAAAACTTCATATCTTCAGCAACTTGTTTAAATGTCATTTGTTCATTAGCTAAAAAATCGGCATCGCTAGCACCCATTGATTGACATACTTCATAGCCAACATAGTTCAAATTCCCCTCTGGATTCGCTGTGTGCCATGCTGCATTGAATGTATCTTCTACACGTGCAATTGTATTTCGATCAATATAATAATGAGCAAAACCATTCGCCAGTTGTGTAGGAGACATTACAGCCAAGGCATTAACATACTGTGCAGCGGTCGCATAAATACTTCCGGCATCATTATGAATGACAACACCTTTTGGCGTTGCATTAGGACGTCTCCCAGCAATCCCACTGCAAACAGATTGATTAATCACTTGCACCATCTTTAGGTTCACCACCTTTATCATTTTCATCTTTTAATTTACTTAAATGTTCCTTAACCCATGAAGGAAAGGGAACGCCTAACTGCCCTAAGTTTTCAATAATGGAAATGCCATACACTGCTATATAAAATAAGACAAATCCAGTAGCGATCGATTCTAAACCCATGATTTTCAAGTATGGATAGGCAACGCTTATTAAGCAGACCACTAGTAAATGTTTTACTAATCCTAGCAATCCTTTTGTGCTATTTCCTTCCTTAATGAAAATACCTTTACATAACCCTGTTAAGATATCCCCTAACACAATCCAGACAAACACCTGAATAAAACCGTTAGAAATCATATTCTTGAATTCTAGTATCAACGCTTGATTATCAATAATCACCATATTTTCCACCTTCCAATAATAAAAACCGCTTAGCTTTTTGCTAAACGGCTTCATTTTAAAATTCAATCTCTATACTAATTCTGTAATATGCATAGAAGAAAGTTGCGTATTATCAAGTTGCTTATCTGCTGCTAATTCTAAACGAAACGCAAAATACTCGCCTTTTTTTAGTGTGACGTTTAAGTCAAAGGCTGCGAAATTTTGATAATTCAAACCGCCAACAGCTCCGACTGCTGATCCAATACCTAAGTCACCTACACCTTCATCTAGTCCCTTATCTATATGAGTATAAGCATATAGAACACCTCTCGAACCGCCAACTTGATATTTAACAGTTCCACTTACATTTAACTTGCAGTCTCTAAGCACTTTTGCTTGCCATCGACCACTATTCCATTCTAAGGGATTACTTTTCATAGGTAATCCAAGTCGTTGCCCTACGTTGCTAAATTCTGGTCCTAAGTTGTATCTTGCCTTATTTTTGAATCCAACATGATTAGTGCCAGGTGAATACCAAGCTTCAAAAGGTTGTTCTTTTTCCACAAGCATTTTATTCCATGATGTCCAAGTTGCTGGACTACCTTGACGACTACGGGTATATGTTTCGCCTTTATACATATACGTTTGACTTACAAATGTATTATCAGCATAAACAACTAAAGCACCATAAGCTGCACCCGAATAAGGTCTGTTTGCTCCAGAAGCTCCAAAAACGGTGTAAATACCTGCATCTAGAATTTTATCCCAATCTTGCGAGTTAACAACTGTTTTTTTAGCAACAAACAATCCATTTTCTGCTTCAGTTTTGTTAATAAATAGATCAGTAGAATCAGTCTTGCTATATGCTCCCACTTGCTCAGCTGTCACTTGATGTGGATTTTCTTTATCGTCTACATGATCATTTAATTGTTTTGATTTAACAAACCCACTTTTTTCTAAAACGTCTTGAACATTAACACTAATTTCTAATTGAATAGCTGAATAGTCTATATCTAAATTAGCTGTTGTTACTCCATTCGATGGATCTGTATAATTAATTAGATATATAACCCCTTCGCTAGTAATGAAATTTTTGTCTGTTATTTGCGCTGATATATCTTTATACTCTCCAGCGCTTTCTTGGATTTGAGTTACCCATGAATCTGTTGACTCAATGTAAGTAGAAACTTTAATTGTTTTGTTGTTTGGCGAAGTTGCTTTAGCACGTTCGCTAATTGTGAACGCTACAAAGCTATCTTTTAATAAAGATACCGCTTCTTCTTGATTTAATCCTTCGAAAATTTGAGGAATTAATTTTTTTGCAGCTTCTAAAGCATTGAACGAACCTAACTGTTGTGGGATAACTCCAGTTTGTGTTGAACCACTACTTACTCCAGAATCATCACGGCTTACTAATTTATTGTATTCTGCTTGAGAAACTTCATTCCATATATCTTTTGGTTTTTTTAGCGATTTAGCAGTTACATCCGTAAAATATTGATGCGCATTAGTTGCTGTATTACCTGCCGTTTTCCCAGAAAAATCCATAGGAATTTTTACATTTGTTGTTCCTGACAGTAATGATACACCTTCCGATTTAGTCATACGATCGTTAAAATCAACCAGTAATCGAGTCGCTAATGTCGGTTGCGTTACTCCTTGAGTATCTGTTCTAGCTTGTACGATTTCAGGGTTACTATCACCTGCTTCACCGACCAACTTGTCAAAATCATTTCTTAGAGCATCGAATTCTTGTTTATTATTATTTGCCGTTGAAACTGCATTTCCTGCAATCGCAATTGCCGTATTAGCATTATCCATCGCTTGGTTCGCCGTTGCATTTGCTTGAGCCCCTGCTTCTTCAGCAACTTTGATTGCCTCTTTACCAGCAGTATCAGCTATTTTCTTCGCATCGTCAACGCCGTTTTTTAATTCTTCTTGATACGCATCTACTTTTTCAGATGAAGCATTTGATTGATCCAAAATCGCATTAATTTTAATTCGACCTTGATTCAGTGTGTCGGTTTCTTTAATTTGCTCGATAGCCATGCTTATCACTCCTATTCTGCATTAATGTATTCAATCGTGGCTTTTTGTAAAATACGATTTCCTATCTTGATGAATGGCGAACTATTATCAATCAGTTCTGCAAAATAATCATCTAACGTTTTACCTGATTCATCATTAATTATAAATTCTTCTTGTTTGCTAATTAGTTTTACTGTTAATCTCATTTAAAATTGTCCTCCTAATTGTGATTGTATAAAAACACGACAAATAATTTGCGCTTCAATTCGTGCAAGTTTGTTAGGTATTATCTTGATTGTATGATTACCTCTAGAGATTTTACCGCCACTAGTTTTTCTAAGATAATTAACAATGTTTAATCTTTGCTGGCTAGTATCATGAACTGGAATAGTGGTACCATCTACAACTATATCTACACTAGTTGCGCTACTTGGCGCCTCATAAATCCCCCATTCTAATGGATGGCTATGATCAGGTAAAGTAATTTGGTGTGTATGTGCCGGTATTCTTACTTGGTGGCTATGGCTAGGAACCGATATGCTGTGTGTATGGTTTGGTATAGAAATATTAAAATTGTGACTATGGTTAGGTGTATTCACTGTGTGGGAGTGTGCCGGTGTAGTCACATTATGAGTATGATTACCTGAGCTCGTCTTTGTGTACCAATCTGTTGATGCAGTCGACATTAGTCTAAATCTCATACCTGACCCCGCATCCATTTCTCGATAAAACGCACTTGATTCAGTGCTACCATTATTAGATGCAACTAGGTGATTATGATCTCCACCTGCTGAACTTGTTTGTGAACTTTGACCATTTACAGAACTAGATTGAATACTGCCTCCTCCGCCACCTGTGGTGGATCCGCTAGAATAGCCTCCTCCAGCTGAACTTGAAACGACACTTCCACCACCAGCTGAACTCGTTTGTGTTGAAGCTCCACCAGCTGACGTACTTTTTACTGTAGCTCCTCCGCCTTTTACGGCTTTTGTATAACCACGATAGCGCTTAGTTTTAAAAGTCAGTTCCACAGTATTTACATGAAAAACATCATCATCTAAGAAGAATTCAATTTCTGCTGGGTATGCCTTTTCGCAGTTATCTTGATAACTGTAGTTCAAAATATTCGTTGCACCTTGCGAGTATGTCTCATTTATTTCCTGTTTACGTTTCAAATCAGACATTGTTGTAGTAAAATCGTCAGATAAATTACCAAGCTCTAGCTGAATATCTTGTGGGGCTCCGAACACATCCTGTTTTGTCTCTTTTTTAATACGCAAATTTATACTTCCAAAATCATCTGTGTTAATCATAATTACAGTTCCTTGTCTTAACTTATCAATGCTTAAAGGTTCATCTGTTAATTTCAATAAATCAGCCGCAGTAACATCCCAAGAAATTTTAGGCTGTGCCCATTTTTTTAACATGTTGATTGCATTGTCTTTTAAAGCTTGTGGAACTGTGAATCGTTGGTCTACCCAAACATATTCAACTAAACCATGTTCTTTTATAGACTTTACATCTTCTACATAAGGAATATTTTTATTTACCGATTTAATATTTATCTGATTGACGCCTTCACCAGCACCTAAAGGATAAACTCGATTAACTAAATTGTTAGGATCTCTTTCAATCTCAAAGCCTTGCATATTATATCCTTCTTGAATACGAGCAATAGGTTCTTTTGGTGGCTTCACTAAAGATAATTCGAATGGATAAACTTTGGTATTCCATTGCCACATATAGTCTTCATCAAATGCTTGAGGAATACTAAACAAGGCATCAGCGAGACCATTTTCATTTTCCCATGCATAACTAAAATACCGAGTGAATTCACATTTTTTTAGAACCCAGTGTTTTGTCCTTTGTTTATTCAAAAGATAGTTAATAACATCAATCGTTTTTCGATTCACTAGTTCATGATAACCAAAAAGAACCGTGTCTAGCAAAGTACACAGGGCTTCATTTGCCGTATACGTAATTGAATTGTTACTAGCATCTTTGCGAACCGTTGAAGGCATAACACGGTATAATCCTATATATTCATTTTCATTATCTGTTAGTTCAACCCATAACATTTCTTGCAAAAATTCATTTTTAGGATCATCCAACGGCATTGAAAATTCTAGATTCCCTATTTGGTTTTCAATTTTTTCATATCCAACATTATAAGCGTTATCTAAAACTGCCGTGTATTCTCTTTTTAAATCCATTGCCATCAACATATTTTAGCAACACCTCCTATAAGAAACGATTTGGATATCGAATAGTTAGATTAAAAGTACTGTCTTTCGCTTGGATGTATAGTGGCTCATTTGGATAAATATAAAAATCGTTCATAGGACGAATCATTGGCTTCCCATTTTTCGTAATATTAAACTGTTCTGTATCAATCACTATTTCTGATTTATCAAAATCACCAATATCAATAGTATCGCTTCTAGTTTTTATCCACACGCCTCTACCAGTACCTTTTATAGTAATAATCGGTTTTACTTTTAACCCTTCGACAGTTGGATATATTTCAATCGGCTTCACTTCTTGACCATTATCTCCCATTAGATAGGAACGGTTTTGAAAAGTAATCATGGTAGAACCCCAATAAGCCCCACCTTCGATAACAATAGGTAAGTCAACAGCCCCTGATCCAGTATTACCCATAAGATAGTTAGCCTGAAACGTTATTTCTGTAGAACCCCACATAACACTAGTAGCATCGCTTCGAGTATATTTATATGGATTATTCAACAAGATTGTAAATGTACCAACGACACGATTCAATCCTTCAGGAACTGCATCAATGTCTGACTTGCTACCTGACCAAAGCATTTCTGGTTCATCATTAAACCAAATCTGTACATCTTTTTCTGTGAACAAAGCAACATTTAGTCTATTAAAAGAATCCCTAAAAGCTTCGTTAGAGTTAGCCTCAACTTTGAATTTAACCGTTAATTCTCTTTCTGGAATACGAGCATAAACATGTCGCATTCCATCACGAATTCCCAACTGGTAGCTTTGTATTTCAGTGGGAGCTAACTCTCTTCCAACAACAGATAATGTTCTATAACCTGGAACTAAATCTTCTAAAAAGGAACCATTAAAATTCATGGCTTCCGAAGGCAAAGAGGCTTTTGTTTGTTGTTCATTTACATCAATAAAGTTGTATAACATTTAGCGCCTCCTTCCTAAAGAAACATTCTTTTTATCTTGTTGATTCTGTAATTCTTTACTCATTGGTTTAGCAATAACCCTTGCAACCTCTGAACTATCGAAAATAACAGGTACCTCTACAGTGAATTTTGAAGATACCTCTCCAGCAAATGCTAAGCTTTGTGATCCTCCACTAAATGACAGATTTGAATTTAAATTATCCAGCGCTGGCATGGCTACCTTTTTACTTAGTCGTTGCATAGATTTTTCTACAAAGTTTGAATATTTATCAATACCAACCGCTACTCCTGCTGGAATCATTTTACCTACTTCATCACGCATTACACGTGAGGGAGAATGAATATCCATAGCACTTTTCATTGTACTTACAATTTGATCTGCCACACCTCTTGCTGCAGCTAAAGCGCTATTAGCATTAGCATTAATACCATTAGTCAATCCATCAATTGCATTTGCTCCGATAGAATTCATTTCTGATGGCAATTTATCCATTGCAGAAATTATTTTATCAACAATAGACTCAACAGCTCTTACAGGATTCATTGCGTTTTGTTCGATACCGTTTGATAATCCAGAATCAACATCTTCACCAATTGAGTGAAATACACGAGAAGGAGAGTGAGAATCTAAACCTTTTCTGGCACCAGAAACAACATCATCAATCATTTGATTAGATGTTTTTACAGGTAATTGTTTGTTAGCCTCTACCCCTTTTTCTAAACCTTGCGGGATAGATTTACCAATACCTGAAAAATCTGCCTTCTGTACTTCACCTTTCATATCTTCCCCGACTTTAGGAACAATTCCTTTTGTCATTTCCTCAACAGATCTACGACCATTTTCAATACCTGCTTTAAAATCATCAGTTACACTTAGACCCACGCTGTTAAAGTCTGTATTCTTAATTTGAGTCATCAAAGTTTCTTTTTGAGTTGGTATAAGGGCTTGAATTTCCTCGTTCAAACCATTTTTGCCTAATTGATAACCTTCTTTCATTGCATTCATGGAAGTTTCACCGGTATTACGATAGACATCATTCAAGCGTTGTAATTGTTCGTCTGAAGAATTAACTAATTCTGCCGCTTGAGCAGCACCTTCAGGACCCATTTTCCGTAGTTGCTCTAAAAGCCCTTCATCTACCCCTCGCTGTGCTAACGCAGCAATGTTAGTGCTCCATTGGCTAACAGCTTCTTGATTTTTTTGTAAATTTTCAGCCATTTGATCAACTGAAATAGCTTGTTTTTGCTGGATAACATCAAAGGCGCTCCCTACTTTTTCTTCAAGTGATGAATATTCTGAACGCATTGCATCCATTGTTTCTTTCGTCTTACCACTTAAAGCATTGTATGAAACTGTTTGATTTAACACACCATTTTCCACAGCTTGGCTTGCACGCTGCATTGATTGTTCATGGGCATTAGCTGTATTTATAATTTCATTCGTCAATTCTTGTTGAACGCCCTTTAACACTTGCTCTTGCTCGCCCAACTTTTCAATATTTTCACGAGCTTCTTTTGTATTCCCGCCAGATTCTTTTAATGTCTGATTCCATTTTTCTCTAGCGGCATTAATTTCCATCAGCTTCGCTTCATTATCATTTCGTTCTTTTAACATTTGATTAATGTTTTCTTGAGCTTGAGAAGCTTCATCTAAAGCATTATAGGCATCAACTTGTTGTTGAATTGTTCCAGACATTTCAGATAAAATATTTTTTTGATCGTCATAAACTAAGTTTAAACCTGTCATTTTACCGTTCAATTCCTCAACAATTTCCACCATACGTTTTTTCTCGCTGTTGCTTAATTTTTCTTTAGCAGAGAGCATTTCCATTTCAGAAATCATAGATTGGAATTTTTCTTTAGTATTATCCAATTCAATAGCTTCATCTTTTCGTGATTGGGTATGTTCTTGATTCTTTTTAATCAAGTCATCTGTAGTTTTCATAAGGTTTTCTTGTTCTTTTTTAACTGCCTTAGTTGATTCAGTTTCCTTATTTAACCATTTCCACAAGTTTACCCCTACAGCTACTAGTCCTCCTATTGCAGCTGTTACCCATCCAATAGGGCCCATCAACAATTTCATAGCGGTACTAAAAACAGTTGTAGCTACTGTAGCTAAACTAATTGTTCCCGTCAAAACACCAACGATTGTATTTTGCGCCACTAAAAGACCAGTTTTTATTGCTATTGCTGCAGAATTGGCTTTATCGGCTGCTAAGTTTAACATCCATGCTCTTCCGAGTGCTGTTGTAGATAACGTAGCCAGTTTTGATATTCCATTGTATAAACTTATTGCGGTTGTATAAGCTTTGATTGCCAATTCAGATTGTTTTATATAGCCTGTCACTTGCTGAATTACTTTCAACGCTGTAAAGGTGGCAGCAAAACTGGCAATTGTTGGTAGTAATGGTGTTAAGGCTGTACCTATTGACGTAATTGCTTTTCCGAATAGTTTCATCAATGGAATAGTTGATTGAATCGCTGCATCAATTGCCTTAAAAGTTATATTCACTACATTTTTTAAAGAGTCCAAATTTTCGGCAATATTTTTTCCTGTCACTGCTTTGGATAATTCATCAAATGATTTAATAACTGTAGTTACACCTTTAACGGTGGCTGTTTTAATATTTGCCCATGAGGTCTTGATACCTTTTGAGTTTTTCTTGGCTAAATCCGCAAAACCACCTACGCCTTTGTCCAACTCAATCAAACGATTATTGAACTCATTAAATGTAATATCTCCTTCTTTTAAGGCATCGTATAATTGGTTAACTGAGTTTACACCTTGTTCTTTGAAAGACTTAGCAACTTTATCCATCGCAATCGGCATTGTTTCTTGTAATGTTCGCCAAGACTGCATATCAACTTCACCCTTACCGAGCATTTGAATATATTGTTGCATACCACGAGTTGCATCAGCAGTTGAAGCTCCAGAAGCAAGAAAGGCATCATTTAATGCAATAGCTGTGTCAGTTCCTTTACTCAAGCTACCAGTTGAAATTGCTAACTGTTGCGTATTTGATACGATTTCATCTAACGATGTAGGAAGCCCATCAATTCCATCACTTAACTTAGTCATTGATCTATCTACATCTTCTGTTGAGTAACCTAGAGCCTTCATAACTACAGGATATTTATTCAACGTATCAAAACGGTTAATAGCTCCTTCAACAGAATCCTTAACCATATTTACGGCCGTAGACACTAATTTTACGGCACCCACACCTGCTCCAATACTAAGAATTGACTTGCCTAATTGATTCCCTTTAGTGGTGCTTTTATCCAATCCATCCCCTAGCTCACCAGATTGCTTGTTTACACCAGCCATAGAACGTTCAGCGCTACTCATCGTGCTACTAAACGTTCTATCAGTGGCAGTAAGTATTGCTTCGACTGAATATGATTCCATTATTTTCCTCCTTTCCTACTTATTTGCTTTTCTTAATAAATCTATTGCTCCTATATCAACTTTTTCATCAATTAATGATTTACCCAAAATAAGCTTCTCTCGTTCTTCATAATTGAAAAACTTATTGAATTCCTTATAATAAGGTTCAGATTTTTTACCTTTAGTCGCCTTAATTTGGTTATTTAGCCAAGATTGAAGATAGAGGTCTCTTTCATGGTCAAGTCTTTTTAACTGAAACGCCAATAGCCTAACTTCATATTCATACAAAGTCATTCGTTCGATTTCTGATAAATCAGTAATTTCTAGGTAACGAAAACAATTAATAAGAATATTTTCATAAGCTTCAGCTGAGGTTAGTTCCTCTCTTACTTGTTCTCCATCAGAGCTTTCTTGAAATTTCTGACCGTTAACTTTCCCGCATTGCTTTCTTCTAAGTTTTTCAACGTTTCATCAAATAACGCCTCAATATCATCAACAGTTTCAACAAACTCATCTACTTCATCCTTAGAAGGTCTACTTTTTTCCGTAATGGTAGCTGTGTAAAGTACATCAGATAGAACAACGATATTTCCACTTACTAGCTGCGGTAATAATGTTGTTAGTCCCATACCAAGATTCACATCATTACGAACTACCCCATGCTGCTTATCCAATTCACGAATAAACTTGACTCCAAAAATACAGTTATATTTTTTCCCTTTAATTTCGATTTGCATGTCTTTTCCTCCATAAGAAAAGGACAGCCGCTAAGCTGCCCTCTAAATTTTATTTTAAGCTTGATTATTCAATGTTAAGGTGTGTTGAGCTGTTTTTTTACCATCCTCTGTTGTTCCTGTTGTGGTATAAACACCAGCCGGTACCGCTTCTGTCCAAGTAATATTTCCTGTTTCAGAGACAGCAAGACCTTCTGTTTCAGGCGTAATCTTATAGGTTACTTTTTTGTTGGTTGCATTTTCAGGCAAGACAGTTGCTGTGATTTGTCGGCTACCTGCAGTACCCGCGTCTGCTGTTGATGTTTTAGGAGAAAACTCTAAGCCAGTTACAGCAATAGACAATGTTTTAAAAGCTGGAATATCTACTCGCTCTGATTCTTTCCCATTAACAACACGAGTTACTTGGTACTCACCAGCCGGCACTGAGGTGTCAGGTTCCATTCCTGTTATAGTTAAAGGTGATGTGCCGGAAACAACTTCGGTTTGGCCTTTATAAATTTTAAAAGTATCCATTATATTAATTTTCCTTTCTTAGCTTAATTCAATAGATGCCCCATCGACTGTAGGAGTTACATTACCCACAACAGGGCTATCTACTTTCCCGGATCATCTGTTTCAATAGTCGTATCTTTGAAGACATATTGAACTACTTCTTCTTGATCAGCAGTTAATGTTGCAAATCCTTTTGCACCTTTACCATTGATACCAAATTCTAATGAAACTTCTACGGTGTCTTCAGCATTAGGCGATTTACCAAATGATGTTACGTATCCTTGGTAATAGGTTGCCTTGTATTTGTCAGCATTATCTCCTGTGCCTTTTTCTGCTTTGTTGATTTCCCAAATTTCAATAATATCGTCATTGTCTAAAGCTTCTTCTAGTTGATCAACATACGGATCACCAACTGATAAAATAGATGTTGCCGAAAAATCAATTTCCAATGATCCTGGGATGCGAATCGGACCATCTTTAGTGGCCACAGAGTCACTATCTTTTGTTTTTGTATTTTCATGTTCTGTCTGGAAAGCTAATTTCCATGCTGCTTCCTCTTTTGATTTTTTTAACAAACGGAAAAGTAAAATAATATCAATACCTTTAGCCGCTACTTTTGCTTCATTAGCCATTTATATTCCTTCTCTCTATAGTATTTTGAATTCTAAAGATATCATTGCCCGCTTCAATGGTGTGTTAGTCGAAATGTCATCTACTAACCGAATACCGCTTGATTGGATATTGAGCGACCAATAATAACCTTCCGTTTCAGAAATAGATAGAGCCTCAGCAAAAATTGCTGAAGCCATATCCGATATTTGTTTACGTTTTTTTGCCAATCCCCATACAGATAGATTCAATGTAACCGAACCTTTAATATCAGTTTTGTTGGCTTGGTGCAGTGTCTGAGTATCTTCTAATTCGACAAATGGATAACCTACATCATTCATAGGTTTATAATCGTAGGTTTCATAACCCAGTGATTGACACTTCTTATACACTTCATCGAAGATTGATTGATCTCTTGTTTTAATCATTTCATCAACCTTTCCAAGTCCGTTCTAAATTTCACTTTTTGTTGTTTCAGCGGTGGTAAAAAGAAATCACGTTTCACCATAAATCTCGTACCGTTTATTAAATACGGTGCGTATTCCGTTCCTGGTCCTGTATGCCCAGAAAAACCATTGTTCGAAAGCCTCATAACGATACTTCTTTTTGTTGCCCCAGTTGGTTTAACAAACTTTTTACCTTCCCAGTGTCCAGTTAACACTTTTCCGGCTTCAGCTTGCATATTGGCGGTTAATTCTGCTGTGTTATTTCTAACAACTTTTTTCACATCATCAAGTTGAGCATTTCTCTTTAGTTTTTTAGAAATTCCAGCTAATCCATTAATTCTTACTTGACTTCTTGCCATCAATAGTCACTTCCTGAATAATCAAGCTATTTCTTAATGCAGGAACTCTACTTGTAATAACTTCCCAAGTTTTACCCTCAAACTCAATGTAATCAAATTCTGGAATAACGAAAAGGGGCTGTGTCCTAATGACCTTAGCCCCTTCTTTAATGCTTCCGAAAATAGTAATAGAACGATTTGTACCAATATCAGTTACATTGACATCAGCAGTTTTTCTAAACGGTTCTTCTTCAATCCATTCACCTGAATTTGGATCATAATGCGATTCTGAAGATTTTTTTACAAAGGTAATTTCATCTAAATATCTCATGAAAATGTAAACCTCCCACGTTTAGGCTTATAAAGTTCTTCTATTTCCTTATTCTTATACTCTTCAATCTCATCTTGATATTCAGAAAAATCAGAGTCTGGAAATGCCATAGATAAACCTTCTTGAGAATAAGATTGCATTCCTTCTTGGCCAATACGATTAAATCGTTTTAAAGTGACTTCATATACAACTGAATCAAAACTTTTTGGTAACTCAATGACATTCAATATATTTTGAAGCCGATCTTTTGTACGTCTTTCAATGATTTCTAATTTTTCATCAAGACTGCCATTTAATAATTTTTTTACATCATTTGCTATCTCTGACATCAAAACACCACCTAAGTTAGTTCGATTGTCGCCCCATTTGTTGTCGGTGTTACTTTTCCGACAACAGGGCTAGTTACTCCCCCGCAGCTTTTGGTTGAATCTTAGCAAATGCTTCATCTTTGATGACCATGAAACCAATATCCATTGTAGCTCGTAAAGCAACCAATTCTTGTTCGTACAAGTTGACAGGCGTACCGTCTTCATTCGTTAAAGTAGATAATTGAGCTTCTTCTGAAATTTTGAAATTAATGTTAAATGGGATACCATAGCGCAAGTAATCAAAATCACCAGTATAAAGGTTTCCCTTATCCATAGATTTTAGATCTGCTACAGGTAGTCCATCAATAGTATTGCTGACACGATCATAAATAAATTGAGTTGTGTCACCAATTTTTTTACTTGCTTCACGTAGCACTGTACGATTCTTACGATTAGAAATGAAAGCATTCGGATCGTATTCACCTTCTCCAAGCAAATCCTCTAATGCTAAAATGTTGTCATATGTCAAGTCGCCCTCAATTACATTACTAGCTGCAATGACAGATTTTTCAATAGATTGAGAGAATGGATTTTCTTTATCAAGGATAGTAGCCGCATCAATTTTCTTATAAAATGCTTCTGCGATTTTTGGTTGCATTTGAGTAAAGAAATCAGACATCTTATAAGTTAAATATTCCCGAGAAACTGGGATAATAACACCAATTTTTTTCGCAGTCATCGTTACGTTTAACCATTTAGGTTTAGACGTTTTAATCTTTTCGCCTTCACCAACCCAGTACGCCCCAGGACCTTCTGCAAAGTATTCGAATTTCTTTTCTTTGCCGTCCATTTCTTCATATTTAGCCAACTGCATTAACTTAGAATTTTCCATCACATCTTTTAAAATTAAAGTGTTGTACTTATCTGGAATTGTTCCATCTTTTTTCTCTAATACAGTGACGTTGTCTGGATTCCATGTTTGAGCAAACATTTGAATATCCATTTTCATTAATTGTTTTTTCTTCATTTATATTTCCTCCTATTTTACAATTCGTTTACTTGCTGCAAGAGCTGCAACTGATTCGGTTTCTTTTTTATCAGTTGAAAATTGTCCACCCTCACCTGGTGTTTTTTGGCGAGCATTTTCTTTCTTAATCATTGATACATAGTTCGTAACAATAGCGACAGCTTTTTTTGTAGCTTCTGCATCATCTGAAACAATCAATCCTAGCAAATCATCGTCATGCGGCAAACTAGCCTCTGAAAGCATTTTAGAAGCTTCCTTTGACATGGAAACTAATGCTTGACTACGTTCCAATTCCGCAATTTTTGCTTCTAGCTGTTTCTTTTCATGTTCAGCTTTTTCCTGAGCATTCATTTTTGCCAGTTTTTCTGCTTCTGCTTGTTTTTCTTGTTGCTCTTTTTCCCAAGCTTCTTTTGTTTTTGATACTTCAGCAGCGATCATTTTTGCTACTTCACCACGAGAAAACGTTTTTTCATTACCTTTATCTTTGCCGCTATCTCCTGGCGGTGTTTGCTCTTGACCTCCGGCCGGTTGGTCCGTACCTCCAGTACCAGTATCTGGATTATCAGCAAAGAATTGTAAATGCATTGGCAATAATAGTTTTTTTGTTTTCATGATTATCCTCCACGGTTACGCCGCTACCCGATATATTTGATAAGTTACGCCTATCAATCGAAACAGCTTTCTCTTTAGTGCCTGTAAGCAGTAAGAAGGCAATATAAAAAGCCTAACGTTTGTTAGACTTTAATTGCCTTATTTTCCCATTTTTTGTATGCATCAAAATAAATCTCTTGCTTGTCGCCGTTTAATGTTAATTCATAATACATACCATCAAGTAAAGTAGTGCTTAATAGAGCTTTGTTATTCTGCAATGTTTTACAACTCCAAACTACAAAAACATCTTTTTTTGTAATTTCTTTTTGATCTGATTTATCCAAGTGTTTGTTTGCATAATTTGAAACAATTTCTTTACATTTATCAATAAATTCTTGTGAATCCATCATTTTACCCTCTTTTCTTAAATATTCTTCATAATCAGCATCTAAATAATCATAAGGATCGTCATTCATAGAATCACACCTTTCTGTCATAATTTTAAAGTGATTCTTCGACTTCTTTTCTTAATTCAGAAATTAATCTGTTTAGCTTTTCTGTCAATTTACCTTTCTTTTTTGTACCAAATTTTGTTTTGCTTTGTTCATACATTAATAACTTGATTTCGGTATTCATATACATAATTGTCGCTTTATATCCACAATTTGCACATTCAGCATAATGGTGTTCGACATCCTTCATGATATTTTCAGATTTTCTAATTAAAGGAGTGTGTTTATGACATTGATTGCATTTATATAGATTATCCATTTACAAACCTCTTTCTTTCAGCGACTTCTCATAATCCTCACTAACTTTAGGGACAGTAGAGCACTTACAATGAGGATGCATATAAGGAGCATTAATTCCTTTTTTCATCTTTAGTACTTTATAAGGACTACCCTTAGCTACTTTTTTACATATTTCACAAGCAAACGGTTCTGCAATGTAATCATATTCTTCGATATCTGCATCCAAGTAACTTTGCTTTTGAATATCTGTTTGAACACCAGATATTTCAGTCATCATTAGCCTATTTAGCTTGTATCTTATATTTAATTGGTTAGGCTTTAAAAATTTTGCCATCTCTTTTGCTACTGCTCTTGGATTTTTACCTTGAGTGATTGCCTGAGTGATTATTTTTTCTAAATCAGCTTTCATTTCAACAAAATTTTGCCAAATGTTATCACTAAACGAAGGGAATTCACTTGATTTGAATGATGCATTAACAATTTTTCTAACCTTAGACGAATAATTTTCTTTAACGGTTTCGCCTAGTATTCCCGCCTGTCTTAAATACTCATCTTTTGCTGCTTCAGATAACTGAGAATATCCCCACTTATCTAGCTCATCAAACAACGTGATTAGTTCTAAGCCAATTTGAGACTTTAATAGCTCTAATCTAGACACTCGCATTACTAAGTTATAGATTTTCAATTCTTTATTGGCCTGTGGACTAAAGTCTTTATTTTTTACATACTCCTTTGCTTTTCTCTCAAAGCGTTTTACGTCCATCTTATTAGCCATTTTTCTTGCTTCGCTAATCGTAATCTTTTGGCCATTGGAAAATCTATCCCAGTTAGCTTCAATTTCGGTTTGAATCGCATCAATAGCATTTTGAAGCTGTTGAACAATTTCTTTTTCTCTATTGCGATCTAGCTTCATCTGTTCTTTGATCCAAGATTCTTCACGATTTTTCAAGTAGGACATTCAATCATTCCTCCTCGGTTTCCTTTTCCGATTGTTTAGCTAAAAATTTTGCCTGATTCACTTTCGTTTTGGCTACTTCTTCATCAGTAATATCTAATGGTTTATTTTCATTTTTTACACGTTCTAATTCAGCTTGAACATCATCAACAAACGAAGCTAGACCTAAAATTGTTTCTTGGCTTAACTCAGCTCCAGAGTCAATCAATGTTTTTAATTCTTCTAGAATTGCTTTCGGAAGATTAGGAGTAAAGATAATTCGCAATCCTTTTAAATCGGAGTTATCAATCTCAGAAACACTTGATTTCAGATTAAATAAAAGACGATAGCGCCGCACAAGACTTTTTTTAAATAGTCTTTGCTTTACTGCCGTCATTTGATTGAAACCAAACATTTTATACTTCATTGCTTCTCCTGATTGAACACCAGAAAAATTTGTATCTGTTAAATCTGGAATCATAGATATTTCATGTATTCCTTTTCTCACTCGTTCTTTGTAGGCTTCAACGCCGTTTACATCGTATTGTTTATAGATGTAGCTAGCATTCACTGAGGTCTTGTTACCATTGATATCTGTGCCAGATTCAAGTAAAAGAATGTTCGCTTCTTTTTGCTTAATAGCATCTTCGGTTGATAGACCCGCTGCTTCAATGTCTCCGCTAATCACTAATAGCGCATCGTTTAAGTCCGTCATGTAATTAGCAGTGTCAGACTGTCCAGCATCATACAAATCGATTTGAGATAAAATATCTTCATACAATCCCATTCTAAAACGATTAGGAGAAAACTCAGTTATCTGAACTTCTTTGTAATCATGAGAATCCTCTTTTGGATCACTTAGTTTAATCGTAGCAAGAGTCGTTTCAGCGTAAGTAATGATTTTGTCTTTTGTGTAAATTATCGGTTGAATATACTGTTTGTCTGCATCTATAGTAAATTTAGTTTTAGGATAACGAACAGCAAGTATTGGTCTACGCTTGACCGTTGTATCATAAACAACAAACGTTTCAAAAACATTGCATAGATCAACATAGTCAACGTCATCTTCATCTCGATATATGATTTCATAAGCTCGGCCGTATTTATCCATATCTAACCACAATTCTCCATTCAATCCGTCAATGTCATTATCTTGATTGAAATTATCAATGGTCTCTTGACTAGCTTTATTATTAATTTGGACTTTTAATGGATTGCCTGTATTGTATCCAACATCAAACGTTGCAAGAACTTTTCCAAAATTATGAGCAGCTCTATGGTCTGCTTTTTCTTTTTCCTTACGGCGACGATTTTTGATGATGTTTGTATTCTTCGCTTTATAATAATCATCCAAAACCTGTAGACGTGGAACCTGGTGTTCATTATGGTGCGCAATCATTTTTGCTAAAACATCAGTATTATCCAACAATTCTTCTGCAGAACTATATCTATAGTGAATATTTGATTCTACGCCAAAGCTAACAAAATTTTCATTCACATCACTTGAATAGCTGATGTCCGATCCATGTTCAAATTCATTAACTTTTTGGATTTCTTCATTTTCCATACTTCACACTCCTTTTTTTAAAACATTCTTTTTATTTTGTTTCTTTGATTTTTACTAATTTTAGTTTTTTTCTTCGCCCACATGTCTTCGTTAAATCCGTAACGTGTGGCATCAATAGTATGATTGTCTTTATCTTCTAGTCTCGGTTTAGGATTACCATCTCTATCAGTCTGATAATCAATGTTTTCAAATTCCTTAGCTATATTTGGAGTCCTCAATGGATCGATACAAATAAAATCTAAGTCATCTAGCCATTGTTCACCATATTCAACCGAATCTGGGCCTTTTTTAACACCTTTTATATGATTGATACCATGCTCATTTACTAACTCTGCATTACTTTTTGGCTCAGCAGAATCAGAAAAAATTTCATCGTTTTGATAGCCCTTTTCATGTAGTTTTTTAGCTAATTCCCGATTGCTAATTTTAACACCGTATATCTCATCAATAGCATAGATTCCATTTTTCTTTTTATCATAATGCCATCTAACAAATGCTAATGGATCAGTAGCATAACCGAAGTCAAGACCGTTTCTGATATTATCAAAGTTAGCTACCATTTCATCAGTTATACAGCCTTTTATTACTCGTAAATTATCAAACGGAACAACTCCTGAACCAATAGCTTTGCCGTCATACTCCCATTCAGCACGTTTCGGATTCTTAGCTCTCGTGGCATTAACTTCTTCAATAAATGCTTGAGCTATGAATGGATTATCCTTATATGTTGAATGATGAACGAAAGTATTCTCAGGTTGGAAGCTAGATTCATATTTCTTATTAACCCATGATTGTCGTCGCTTAGGAGGATTGTACGAATAAAAGAATTTATAAAAAAGACCATCTGCTAATTCACCACGTAAAAGTGAATTGGTAATGGTTTTTACATCATCTTCTGTTTTAAACTCGGCTAATTCCTCAATCCAAGCTATAGCAAATGGAAATCTTGAATCCTTTAAGGACTTAATCCTTTCTGGGTTCTGTGCGCCACGAAAAACAATATAATTACCCCTAGGCTTATAAGTGATTTTCATTGGACTTTTATTTACTTTAAAATACTTAGACACACCTTGTTCTTCAATAGCCCACTTAATCTGTTCAAAAATAGATAATTCAATCGTATTATCAACAAATCTAATGGCCACAGCATTTACAGGATATCTCATAATCAATTGAACGATTATATGTGCTATGCCAGATGATTTACCTGACCCACGGCCACCTTTTTCAACAACATGTAATATATTTGAGTTTAATGCTACCCTCCAAGTAGTATGAAATGCTTTAGGAAGAAATTCAGATAATTTTTTACTCATATTCATCACCTGATATATCATCGATGAAAACTGGCATATCCATGTCTCCATTTGTAGCATCTAAACTAGCTTTAACTTTTTCAGTTTGAACCTTCAATAGTTGTAATTTGGCATCATTTGCTAGCAAAGCATTTTGTTGCTTAATAGCCTTTGTTAACTGATTGCTAATTCTTGTCAATGCTTCCTCAATAGCCAAAATGTCATCTAGTTTTCTAAATGTTTTACGAGTTACTTGCACATCTTTTAAAACTTCTCTCTTGACAGTGACCATTTTTCCATCAATCACCGATGGCTCTTTGACTTTCCGAAGCTGTTGCAAACGTTCAACTTCTTCATCGTTTAAGCCAACCTCTGCATCTTTGATGCGTTTAAGCATTCTATATTGACGAATTTTTAGGATTCTTATTTCTTCCTCCAAAATAAAAAAAGGATCATCATTCATTGTAGAATAGATGTCCTTTTCTTCGTCAGATAACATATCGGCAAATATTGTTTCGTATTCGCCTGTTTTTACCGCATTCTTATTTCTTTTTGGCGGTGAGGCAGTTTTATTTCCTTTGTTACCTATAGCATTTTTGTTCCCAGGCGGCGCTCCACCTTTATTGGTAACGTTACTTTTTGAATTGGTAACATTACCTTTTAATTCATCAGCCCATTTATCTATAGATTTCCATTTCCTTATTTGAGAATCCGAAACATTTAGTTCATTAGCTAATTCTTTAAGAACCTTTTTGCCGTTTGACTTTAACCAAATTTCTTTAGCCTGGTCACGACGTGGATCTCTTTTTCTAGCCATCCATTAACACCACCTCGCTTTTCATGCTGATAGTTGAGTTTTGTTTTCCTATTTTTCATCAAAGTTCGGTTCTGACCTAACGTAACTATCAATAATTCTACTGAACTTATTTATTGATGCATCTAATTTTTTTGTACCATCCAAGTAATTTTTTAAAAATTCATCGTTAGAGTTATAATAAATAATTTGATCTACATTTCTATCTATTTCTTTTTGCGTTCTTTCTAATTTATTAGCAATTTCACTATTTTTTAGTATTGGTAACAATTCTTCTATTATTCTTACATTAGCAATTTTCTTCTCTTCAACTAAATCTTTAATTGTTTTAATTTCTTTTAAGTTACCTGCCTTAAGAGCTTTATATTGATCTATACTTTCCTTTTTATTCGAGACTGTTACTCCAACGGAATTTCCGTATAAACTTTTTTGCTCTAATAAATTATTACTACTACAAATTTCAATTGATTTTAAATTAGCGATATATTCACTTTTAAGATCTATAATTTTTGATTTTTGTTTCTCCCAATGTTCAATATTTGATATTTCCATCTCTGTTTTCAATTGACGCTCATTCGCTTTTTTAGCCATAATTAAAGAAATTACACTCACAAAAAAAGCACCTACAGGCAAAAAATTTTTAATTAGTTCTTCAATAGAAATATTTTTTAACATGTTCATCTCTCCTAATAATATTTACTAATATTATTATATAGGAACAAGTATATTGCAATGATAAGACTAACATCTTTAAAGCTCCCTAAGATGACTTTCAATCTCAATTAAATCTTTGAGGTCCTTAACTGTATTCAATTTGATCTGACCTGCTTTAAAGTTACTTATCCATTGAGCCTTTGCAGCCCTGATAATCTTGTTGTTTTCTTCCGCAATCTTTTGCTTTTCTAAAGCTTGCTGAACTTCATAATCAAATGTTTCCATTGTAGAATACCTCGCACTATTATATAATGCTAAAAGACACGGAGGGTGTCGAAAATCCACGCGTGGGAATTCTCTGTGTCTTCGGGGTATTCGTATCTCGTTGAATTGAGGCAAGTGTTAGCGCACTTGTCTCTTTTTTACTTATCAATAAGTTCTGCAGCAATACCTGTAGATTTTTCAAAACGTTCAATAATTACATCACAGAATAACGGATCTAATTCAAGTGTGTAACATCTACGGTCTAACTGATTACAGGTCATTAATGTGCTGCCTGATCCACCAAAAAGATCTAAAACAATATCTTGTCTTTTTGAACTGTTTCGAACTGGTATTGCAATAAGTGATAACGGTTTTTGTGTAGGGTGATAATAAGTTGATACATCATCTCTAGGTACTTTCCAAATCGTTGCTGGCAAATCTTCCATCAGATCATCTTGCCAAATTGTAGTTTGCTTTCTGTCTCCGTACCATGAAGGTGCCTGCTTCTTCTTGTGGGCATAAAAAACTGGTTCATGTTGCCATCTGTACTGGCTCCAACCAAACGTAGCATTATTTTTTACCCATATACATTGTGAACGGACAACTATACCAGCAGCATTCATGCTATTTTCAAATTCACGTTGATAAGACGAGCCATGAAATACATAAATTGCAGAATCATTTTCCATAGCGTTTGCATAATTATTGAATACTGCCGTTAAAAATTGATTGAATTCTTCATCACTCATATCATCGTTCATAATTTTTTCCCGGCCGGATTCGTTTAATTCTTTATTTTCAGATTTCACAGCTACGTTGTAAGGTGGATCAGTCACAACTAGATTTGCTTTTTTCCCTTGTAACAACTTTTCAACATCCGCAGCTTTTGTAGCGTCACCACACAATAGATAATGATTCCCTAGTTTCCATAATTGGCCCATTTTAGTTTTAGCTTCGGGATGATTTTCTATAAACTCATTAACTTGAAAATCATCTTCAATAATCGGCTTCTCAATATCTTCTTCATAATTGAAAGAATCAAGCAAACTATCTACTTCCTCAGTGTCAAAACCAGTCAAACTAACAGCTTCATCATCTAATTCGTTTAGTAAAACATAAAGTTTTTCTTCATCCCACTGACCAGAAATCTTATTGAGAGCAACGTTGAGCGCTTTTTCTTTATTGAGAGGTAAATTTACAACAGATACCTCTATTTCATTAAATAAGCCTAGTTCTCTGGCGACAGCGACACGCTGATGCCCACCAACTAGGTTGCCTGTTTGAATATTGTAAATAGGCGGATCAACAAAACCAAATTCTAAGATGGATTGTTTTAGCTTCTCGTATTCTTGCATCCCTGGCTTTAAATCAACTCTTGGATTATATTCTGCTGCTTTTAAATCTGATAATTTCATTTTTTTAATATGCATTGTTTTACTCCTTTAAAATTATGTATACAAAAAGACTGCACAGTGAAAGTGCAGCCTAAGATAGGAGGGAAAATCTTAACCGTCATTCGATCGTAAAGGTAGTTACATTTGAATTATTGACGATATTTTTATTTAAGCAGCTTTTGCTACTTACTGGAATAACGAGACTCGAACTCATGACCCTACGATTAACAGTCGTATGCTCTACCAACTGAGCTATATTCCATTAAAGTGTCACTTGCAAACCTGTAGAAAAAAGAGGAGGTTATTCACCTCACTTCATTTTATTGAGAACGTAAGTCTGCAAGTGACCATCGAAAGTCAAATCAAACGGTGACTAAACCAGAAAGCGTTGTGTAATGTGTCCATTTCTTTGACTTTCGATATTACTATATTAGCACTCAAATTCGTATAAAAACCGCCAACTTTCCGCCAAAAAACCGCCAAAAATTATTTATATGCAATTATTTTTCCATTGCGGTAAGCTTCTGCGAATTCAATCAAAGCTTCTGATTTCATTCTTTGAATACTTCTTTCAGAATAGCCGACTTCTCTTGCGATTTTATAATTAGAGTAATGGTCCTGCACACAGAAACTGTAGTGAAGAATTTGACGACTTATTATGCTTAAGGACATCAAAGCCGTTAGGATTGCATCACGCTCTGCTTCGACATCGAGCATCTGGATCAACGCATCTTCTGCTTTGTTACCATGCTTTATACCTTTGGGCATGTCTGTAATTATTGGCGACCGAACATCTACTAAGGAACGACCAGCTATTCGGTCCAAACGTCTAAAATTTTTCAACACGGCTCTCGCATTGGCTCTAGTCTGACTGAAATCAACTTCTTTTAACAATTGAATCAAGTTAAATCGCTCCTTTTATGTTATAATATCAATGTGGTTGGTCGGAGCGATTCCGACTTTTTTTATTTTTTAGAATTTTGAGTGCCGTTTGCAATTGCCTTTTCTTGCAAGCGACGCTTTTTCTTTTTAATTTTTGATTTTTTCTTACCCATGTTGCACCTCCAGTGTAATTGGTCTGCCATACTTTAAAATTTTCCAAGAGCCAGCATCATGTGACATTGATTGGCCCATTTCATAGTGATGCTTATCAAATTCAGCTTCTTTTTTTGAAAGATATGGTTCTGAATACTCAACATAAACGCCATCGACTTGCCTTCCTAAGATATAAACTTCTGGATAACTCATACACTTGAACCTCCTAAATATAGCCCTAACCCCAAAATAAACGAGCATGAAAGGAAATAAACGAGGTCACTGCTTGTTATGTCATTGCTATACACGAAATAGCTCACGGCTGCTTTTGCTACAAGAATCATTATTGCAATGCCACTAACTTTATTTATTACTCTTTTCCAATTGCGTTTCATTTATTCACCATCTTTCCACAGCACGGACATACTTTCGTTTAGTATTGCTTCTGTTAGTCCCAATTCCTTGCTGTGTCCAATTAAAGCAGCAGCTAACGTGAAGACAATTTCATTATCATCCATTCCTGTAGCATTTATACCGATTTCGTTTTCACCAGTTTTTGTTAATAAGAGTTGTTCCATTTATTTGACCTCCTCACTTAATCCCCAAAAAGGATTTACCTTGTAAAATTTCTCAACTTCTCGATTCAAAGATCGCACCATACTTTCTAAAACTGTTGCTCGCGTTCCTAATGTGACATTTTGCTTTTTCGCTTTTTTGACACTTGTAATGCCTAAGTTGTGTCTTAATTCAGAAAAAATTAGTATTCCCTGATTGCTATATTTCCATTTTAAATCTGGATTAGCTTGAATCTTTTCCCATAATTCGTTAGTGACAACTAAATAGTTATAATCTCCTAAAAACGTTTGTTTTGCGGAACTTTTTAAGTCTGCCAACGTTACTTTTATTTCATAACATCTAATAGTGTTGTCAGTAGAATAAGTCATAAAGTCGACTCTTTCCTTGCCAAACCAGCCAATGGTTACCTCAAAACAGCCGAATACTCCCATTTTGTTGGTATAGTGCCACAAGCATTTCTCAGCTTGTCTGGTTAAATCAGTTTTCATTAGTTACCTACTTTCACTTAATTCCTAAGACGACATAACCATCTTGTTGGGCATAATCTGTAATGTACGTTATTTCTGCGACATGGACATCACCTGTATATTGTCCGTCTTGATATTCGTTTAAGCGTAAGATATCGCCTTTTTTATAGTTACGGTCATTCTTACGGATTTCAAAACGTTTATTACCTGAAACAACCGCTTCAAAATATTCTGGTAAAATTTTAAGCTCGTGAATGGTTGGCTCTTTCTCGACTTCGTAGCCATACCTCATAGCGTCGCACAACGTAAACTGTATATCTGCACTATTACTCAACCAATCATAAAATTCTCCGCTGTAATCCCATTTTTCAGCAACAAACCCATCTGAATCAGTTGCGTACTCAACGCTTAAAAAGAGATCAATTATATCAGTGGAATACTTATGTTTATTAAGCCATTCCGCAACAAACTTCGGAACAACAACTTTTATCGGTTCATCTAGTTGTTTTGCTAAATTAATTGCTCTTTCGTTGGCATAGTCAGCACCTTTCAAATAATCAAGGCTGTCTGTAGAAACTTCTATGCATTCTAATTCTTCAATCAATTCTTGTTTATTCATCGCTGTTCCTCCTACGTCAAATTTATATCAATAACTCTCTTAATAATTTCCCACTCATTTTTAGGAATGGTAAAATCGTGTTGACTTTCATCTGCTGAATTCGTTGTACATATCGCTAACTCTCCATCTAAAACACTGAAAAAAATGCTTGATTCACCACCTGAGTGAACTTCAGAGAACTCAATTTCTCCGATTTTGAGACCACTTTTTTTCATCATCGTTCCCCCTCGATTATTTATTCTTGGCAATCCTCACAATATTCAGGATAACCATTCCCATATACGTCAAGGAATGCACCACAACATGCACATAAGACACCTTCCAACATCATTTCTGCAATTTCTTCCATTATCCTTCCTCCTTGCGTTTCGCTATATCATCGGACCAAGCAGCATAATAATCAAAGTCATAGCCATCTTCTCTTGGGTTTTCGTCTAAACGGTCTGGATCATGCATTAATATGGCCTGTTTCACTTCTTTGGATTCATCTTCTAGTTCATCTATCAAATCATCAGGTACCTCAATTGAGACTAATTTTACTGTTTCGTCTTCATCGGGCTCATCGGCCATTAAGTAGTCTTTTTCCTCTTCGAATTCTTTATTTGCCTGTCCTTTACTTTCTGTCCAATGTCCAGTATTTTTTGAACTTTCATATCGATATAGTTTCATTCCGCTTCCTCCAATCTAATAGCTAACGTCCTTCTTCATGACGCGCATAATATACTTTATTAAATACTTCTTTCGGAGTTTCTTTGTAGTAGGAGTTATAGTCCGTAGGATTATTATTCCAAGCTGGAGCATGCGTCCATTCGATAATTGATCCTACCCCTGGCATATTAGATTCACAAATACACTTGATGTGGTTGGCATTTACAAACTCAACGTTCCCATCCATCGCTGTAAGTTCAATAAACATCAAACTTCCTCCTGTTCAATAGCCCACTGGCTAAACGATTCGATAACTTGTGCTAATTCAACCTCATTTAAATCAGCATATGCATAAGCTATTTGCATATACTTCATTTTTCCACCAGTAGTTGGCAAAAATCCCATGATTTCAATAACTTCACGTAATCCATTTAATTTGCATGATTCTTTCAACCAATCCAGCACAATCTGCTGATTTTCGTTGAGTTTCGGTTGCTTCATTGATTTTAGATATTCAATATATGTTATAACTTCCTGATTATGCCTAGTATAATCAGGTGTTGGTTCGCTTACTATTAATTGTTCTTCAAGAAAACCAATTAATTGATTCAATTCACTCATTCAGCTTCCTCCTCATCCAAATCTATATACTCACCCTTACTCAAAAGATTAAAAGCCATATCACCATCATCATTTTCCGTTTCTCCTAAACAGTCCTCATAAAGGAAAGCGCAATAGCCAGTTGGGTATAACGTTACACAGTCTCTATGATAATAATCATTGTCTACTTGTATAACGTCGTCATCCCATTTGAAATAGTCAGAACATGCTTTGCATTTTTCAAGACTCATTCAGCTTCCTCCTGTTCAATAGCCCACTGGCTAAAAGCTTGTAAGACTTGTAATTGCCCAATTTTTGACATATATCTGTAACTTCTATAGACAGGTCTACCACGATAGTATGGTTTTATAGAATTAACTCTCAGTCTCCAAAATAATTCTATAGGTTCAATATTTGTGACTGTATATTTTTCTTTCAACCAATCTAGCACAACATGCTGATTTTCTTTGAACTGCGCTTGCACACTTTCATCTGCCTCAAATGCTTCACTTTCCAATCTTTCCCAATCGCTACTATGCATCTCAATGAATTCAATATCTGATAACCAAACGGCTTTTTTACTCATTCTGCGACCTCCTTAACTCTGAATGAACGCCCTTCAGTAGAGAACTCATGCGGACTACCAAATTCATCTACTATAACAAACGAATTTTCTAGATAATCAATTGAATCTACTTCAAACCACACAGGATAGCCAACGGACATATCATGCATCCATACTTCTATTTTTGGAATCATCTTCTTCACTCGCTTTCCGTTTAAAAATATAAATTTATATGTTCAAAGACATCTCTTTTTTTACTAGTGGTGTAGTTGTCAAAACGAACGAACAGCTCTTTCTTTACATTATTTGTTAAAAACCTGACAGAATATCCATACTTAATTCTGCTTATTTCAATGGCATTTCTGCATATTTTTTTCAGTTCATTTTTCGTTAGTTTAACTCTAAAACCTAGCACTATATCATCATCACCATTCACGGTCTCTGTCTTAGCGGACCAATCGTCATTACAATAATGCCCATAAAATTGCCAAAGTTTATCATTATCTAACTCAAGCAAATTTATTTGCTCATTCATCTTATTCACTCGCTTTCATAAATACTAACCAATGTGTTTTTGCTCTTTTATTGCCGTACAATGGCTCACAATCAATTGTGCTTAATATTTCAGATAACTTGATTTGTTCCTCGTTCCATTTAAAAACTAACGTCCCATTGGGCTTCAAAACCCTCATACACTCATGAAAACCTTTTTGTATATCTTCTTTCCAAGTTTTCTCGTTTAGCTTGCCATATTTTTTGGCCAACCAGCTGTTATTACCACACCTCAATAAATGCGGAGGATCAAATACAACATGATAAAACGAGTTATCTTCAAAAGGCATCTTTCTAAAATCTGCAACTAGATTAGGATTAACATCGATAACATGCCCACTGTCTAATTTTTCGTAATGTTCTCTGTTGTCCATAAACAAAACTTGTTCGTTTTGCTTATCAAACCAAAACATTCTGCTACCACAACAGGCATCAAGTATTCTTTTCATAATTCCAAAGGAGTAAAGAATTCTTTACTGTGGCCACAAACTCCACTCCCTTCTGATTATTTGATTAATACATAAAATCCATTTTTCTTTGCAACGTCTCCTCGAATTCCCAAATGGCCTTCCAACTCTTCAAAGGTCCTTTTTGTAATTTTAGAAAGTTGCGTGTCATACCCCAAATTTCTAAGTGTCACGTACTCATTGGGTGTTAATTGGTCTAAATCTATTGCCACAATTGGCGGAAACCGTTCAGCAGACGGCTTAAATGTCACACTAGTTAATTTCATCTTTTTTACCTCACAATTTCACCGCTTTATTTTTCGATTTAAGGCGTGTTAAATCATTTATGATTAATTACCCTAAACTAGTTTTTAAATCTAGCTACGGTTAAATCACACTACAAAAAGCAATAAATTATTTCTTATTCATCCAAGACTGATTGCTCTTAATTTTCTTCTTAGGTTTTTCTTGAAATGATTCTTCTTTCATTTTTTCAAGTAATTGTTTTGGCTTTTCTGGTGGAATTACAACGTTTACGACCTTTCCACCTGCCACTTCTGCAGCAAGATTTGCTAATTCATCGTCTGTAAAATGCATCGCCTGCTTAATTTGATTAGTGATGTTCCCGTCTTTATCCAAATACCCAGCGCATTTCACTACTTTTACTTTTTCCACGTGATCACCTACTCTGTTTTTAATGTACTGCTTCAATTTTCGTATGCCTTTCCCTCGGTCTTGTCCTTTGCGGACAACCCAAGTGCCATTTATTCCAAAGTAATCAATGACACCTATAGGCGTTTCAATCGCAAATTGGCAACTATCTTCGAAGTATTCAAAGGGATAGCCTAGATCATAAATATTCTTCATTGCCTCTATACTCATGAATTGCACATGAGATTTTCTTTTGTTTTTTAATTCTTGTGTTGGATACTTTGTCATTATTTCTTTCCACCCCAAACCTTACAAATCGGCTTCTTTGACGAATACTCCGTTTACCATTTTTCCTTGGCGGTTTTTGATTTCGCTATATGCTTGATTTAAGCATTCGTATAAGTCCATGTTATTTTGCATAGCGAGAATAATTAATGTCACAGCCACATCTCCAATACCATCTCTTAGGTCGTTTTCGTTGTTTCTTGCCAATGCAGCGCCAACTTCTCCGACTTCCTCAATCACTTTTAACATTTGCTTTTCTGGCTCTGCTTTATCTAAATGCTTTTCTTTCGCCCATTCTTCTACTAATTTAACTAATTCGTTCATCATTTCCCCTCCATGAATTCTTTTATTTGTCTATCAAGTTCCGCTTGCTCTTCTGGCGATAACTTTTCTTCTTGCTGGTTATTTGATTCTTTTGCCCATTCTGGTAAAATTTCAGTTCTAACATTTTGACGTTGGTAAGTCGTTCGTTGTTGGCCCCGTTCTTTTTCATTCTTGATTTCAAATTTTAGTTTTTCAAACTGCGTTCTTAGCTTAGAAGCACTTCTAATGTTTCCAAACCAGAATGAATTTGTCGGTAACCAATCAAGAACATAGTCAATTGCTGCAATAGTTTGTTGATCTCGTTCTTCTATTAACCTAAACGTGTCAGCCCACTTTTCAATGTTCACTCTTTTCATTTCACTCGGAAAATCATTGATTAAATTATTTTTTAACTTTTCAGCAAGACGTAAATGTTCGTTAGAATATTTACGAGAAGGTTTTGAATCTTCTTTTTCTATCTCTAACTCTTTCTCTAACTCTATCTCTATCTCTGGTGTAGATTTGTCCGGACATTTGTTACCTTTTTTTTGGACATTTGTCCGGACGTTTGTAGTTACATTTGTCACATCATTAACCAACAGACTGTCTTTTTCTTTCTTGATTTGTTGTCTGTAATCCCTTTTTCTATCTGCTTCTGTTGAAGATTTTCCAATAAAATTTTGGATATCTAACATATAAATTGCTCCATTATCTAAAACTTCAATGAGCTCTAGATCTCTAAAAACCTGTATTGCTTTTTCGACATCTCCAACGCTATGCCTCGTCACTTGTGAGAGCATTGTTGAATTGAATGGTATCCTTTCGTTAAACATTAGGCGCCCTTCATATTTCAAACTTCTTAAATAAAGTTTTAATAAGATATTGGAATAGATATAACCATCGGGCATACTTTCTAGCACAATCATTTCATCACTATCGAAAAAATTATCTTTGAGTTTGAGATAGTAATATTTTTTATTGTCTGCCATGTTTATCCTCCAATGTGTAATTTCTTGATAGTATCTTGATTTAATTTAATTCCTTTAACATGATATTTTTTCTTAAATGCTGTAATACCAATGTTATGTTTTTCGGTGTGATGGCATCGACATAAACCAGCATAAGTGTATTCTGTGTGGTCCACACTTTTTCTTTTCCGCCGACCTAGAGCTTTATCGAAATGGTCAATATCTGCACCAGTTTTGCCACAAATGCAACAAACTCGGTTAGTGATACATTTGTAAAAGTAATATTCTTGATTTGCTGGTAAAATGTCGTACCCTTTTTTGAAAGGAATATTATTTTCAAAGATGAAATTCAAGATAATGTTCGCTAAAATGGTTGCATCGTCCATTGTGTTCGTTGAGTCGTTTCTGAGGCTAATTTCATAGCCTTGTAACGCTTCAAACCTGAGATAGAACATTTCCTTTAACACTTCTGTTTCTTGCCCTGTGAAAGAGAATATGTCCTCTAGCATTGCAAAGATAAATCGACGTTGGGCAACACTAAATTTTCTCGGATCAATAAATCTTATTTCAACTTCTCTTGGCCCTGTATAATCAAAATACATGGTTTTTAATCGTTCAATATTTATTGCTTCGTTTATTACTGCTGTTATTGAGTTGTTTTTCAAACTCTTAATAACAGCAGAATAAACATTGTTTAGGTTCATTCAATCACTTCCACTTGAATCCCGTTATTAATAATAAAATTGTTTAGAGCAACTAACTTTTGATATTCTGCTGTTAGTCTTAACGTAACTGTTTTCTCTTGTTGTTTTTTGCAGGTTTTTGGCGCTTCTTCTGTGATGATTTCGCCTGTCGCAGTGTCAACTGTTTTATTGTTGATTGTTTCAGTTTTCAAAGCAGCAATGGCTTCGTCGTGTTCTTTTTTTGCTCTTTCACGTTCTTCTTGTTCTTTTTTTAAAGCAACGGCGGAATCAATTTCTTTTATCAGCTCTGGTGCAGTAGACCCTTTATCAATTAATGCGACCCAAGAAAACGAGTCAAGGCCAACTGCCTTAGCATAATTTTCAACAATGAGCTTATCGTTTTTTATACGTTCTTTTTCAGATGCAACTGCTACCATCGATGCCGCTATTTCCTCAATAGTTTTCTTATTTGGTTCACCTTTAACTGTGAAAGCTGTTTTATTAGTCCACGAACTAGGAATTTCAATTTCGTCAATGGATACATTGTAGTTTTCAGACATTTCAGCAATCACTTTTTGAAGCTTTTTGCTTCGTTTCTGCTTCTCTGCTTCTTCGTATGATTTGATGCTTTCGTTAATTTCTGAACTAACTTCACTTATTTTTTCAGTATATTTTTTTATTTTTTCCTCAAAATCTTTTAACGGCTTATCATATTGATTTTTAACTTCTTTACGTTGATCATCTAGCAACGTTACAACTTTATTTAAGTCTGCTCTTGCTTTTTTAGCTTCAGGAATGTTTTCATCTGTGAAAATCATTGTTGAATAGTGCTTAACTGCGCTCTCAACCATCTCAGACAACTGTGCTTCATTTTGGATAGTGATTTTACTAGCTTTAAAATCAACATTAAACTGCAATTCTGTTGTTAATTCGTTTGTCATTAGCTTTGCCCCCATGTAATGTTTTCTTCTGGTTGTGGCTGGAATTGTTGTATCCATTGTTTCAGAACTTCAACAGCTTTATTGAACATACTAGACGGCATGTTTTCATTGACATCAACATTCAATTCTTTACTTAGTTCATTCCGCACATAGTCAAGTTCAGAATTCGATAACTCAGAAAGTTGTCTGATATGATCGTTTAACGTGGCTAACTGTTTACCGCTAATCAAATTAACTTTCGATGTATCATTGTTCTTTTCAGCTGCCGTTTGGCCATCGTCGTCTTTATCTGCTGCAATTCCAAACGCTGCCGAAAGCGAGTAACGTCTTGCATATGTCGTTAAACTTCCTAATCCTTGAGGATTTGTCCCGCTGTTTGGAAATTCAAAAGGTCCATGAACTATATATTGACCACTAACGTGAGTAATAATTGTTGTGACTTTTAACGCATTATTCTCATTGACGACATTTTGTTGAAAATCAATTCCGCTTTCGGATTCTTGTGCAGCTTTTCTAATTGCTTCTTCAATCGCTTTTAGAGTTGCATATTGGAAATTCATTGGACCTTTTTTCGTTGTATAGGCAACTTCTGCATCAAATCTTGGTTGAATTAATTTGCTTTTTAGCTTATACATCCCATCAAACAATTCTTTTAAATTTTCGCTGTTCTCGTTCATTTATTCCCCTTCTTTCAGTAATGAAATAACTTTTTGAAGTCCTTCGATTAATTCAACTTGATTAAAATAAGCACTTTCATCTAAACTCTCGAATACTGTTCTAACTTCTTCATCTTCGCTATCTTGGTAAACAGCAACATGATTATTAATAGCATCCTTTTCAAAAATCAGTGATCCATAAGGTGAATGATTATCAATTAAGACAATTCTTTGCATTGAATCCACTTCCACTCTCATGCTATAATTCTCCTATCAATTAATTTTGTTTGTGACTTTTTGCTTGCCGGCGGAAGTCACTTTTTTGTTTCTTGGATAAATAACGCTTCTGGAAATACTGCCTTATTTATCGCAGTGTCTGGATATTTTTCTTTCAGCTTTTGAAATACCAGAGCTTTCGTGTCCTCAACCACGTAAATTTTCAAACTATCTTTACCAACCGCTTGAAACATCTAAATCCCTCTTCTCTCTTTTTGTTGCGCTATATATATCTGATTTTTTTGTTGCTGGTACCATAAATCAGCAAGTTTTTTGGTTTGCTGTAGTTTGTCTTTCCTAGTCATTTCTTAACCTCTCTATCTTCAAGTGCCAGATCATAAAACAGTGTCCAAATGATGAATAAGCCTATATACACATTTTGGATAATTGGATTAAAGTTACCACCAACTAGCAAACCCAATCCGAAAACAATGAGCAATACTGCAATTCTTCTTAAGTTATAAATTTTTCTCATATTACTTACCTCCTATAACGTCTATTTATTTCGCTTATACTTGTTTTTTTCCCGCCAAACCAAAAATTCATCAAATTTCTGAATGTGGATAATTGGCATGCATGATGTAACGAGTCTATATCCATCTTTAAATTCTTTATGTTCCTTAAACTCTCTCAGAAGTTTTTGAAAGGTTGGTTTGTGATGCTGATAGCCAAAATAAACAATTGCTTCATCTTTTGCCATCCAAGCTTGCTGTAAATCGATAGTCTTTGCTAGTGTGATTTGCATGTAGACATCTCCTTTCTATGCTGTCTTGTCATGTAAGAACTTGTTAACAAAATATATTTGTCCTTTACCAGTAATTTTCGGCGTTCGACTAATTCGAATACTTCCATCTGGATTGTTATGGGTTCGTTCCTTGATTTCCGCAATTCCCAAATCAAGTGACCGCTGGGTTGGCATATTGTAGCTTTCACCTTTTCGAGCAATTAGATACCCATTGTCTCGCAGCCATTGGAATAAACGATTCTGCCCAATGTCGATGCCGTTTTGCTTGATTAGCTTAGCTAGGTCACCGATTAAAATGGAAGTCTTACTTGCATCAACGGCATCTGCAAATAATGCTTTAGGTTTTAATGATTCATTTTCTAGTTGTAATACTTCTATTTTTTTCTGTTGAAATTCAAGAGCTCGTTTAGTCACCATTTCTGGGCTATTCCAAAACTTTTCTAGTTGAATAAAATATCTACGAGCTTGCTTTCCTCTTTCGGTACGTTGTAGCATTGAAATTTCCTTAGCCATGTCTAGTTTCACATAATGATTTACTTGTGGGCGACCACCAAAAGGTTTATCGGATTTTTCCGAGAAACTGATAAAATCAACGTTTTCATCAAACCCGTATTTAATCATTCGTTTAAACCAATCAGTATAATTATCTTTAACTCCCAGAAATTCATATAACTCTCTACCGTTAACTAACTGTTCATCATTTTCATTTGTTGTAACTTTAATTAGTTCGTTCATATGATTTCATCCCTTCTATTCTGGTTGTCTTTCGTTCCATTAATGGAACACTTTTCCTTTTTCATTTGTATACTTCCAAAACTACCTTTGTTCACAAACGTGAACTTTCTCTTTAAAAAAATATAAATGAATAAAATTTGTTTCCAAGTCTAGCAATTTGCAAGCTTTCGTAATTTCAGTGTCTTTCCAAGAGACTTTCCCGTTCATTTTCAATGATATTGTTCTCTCCGACAATCCCATTGCGATAGCAAAATTATATTGAGTTCCAAACTTTTCAACAATTCTTCCTGCTAATTTTGAGTAATCATAGCACATTTACAAACACCTCCTCCAAGTTCATGAACATGAACTTTATAACCATATAATACATTGTTCATTTCTTAATGTCAACGAAAAAGTTCATGATTCATGAATTTTTTCGTTGAAGATATATTCAATATCTTGTATACTTAAATCTATAAGGAGGTGTACCAATGGATAGAGTTAAAACATCTGCTCGTCTAAAGCAACTTATGAGTGAGCGCAATTTAAAACAAGTTGATATTCTGCGTTTGTCAGAACCATATCAAAAAGAATTAAATATAAAAATGAGTAAAAGTACTTTGTCACAATATGTAACTGGAAAGCAATCACCTGACCAAAATAGAATTTATCTTCTGTCAAAAACTTTAGATGTTAACGAAGCATGGCTAATGGGGTTTGATGTCTCTAAAAAAAGAATCCCTGACGAACAAAGATCTAGTGAAAAAAATGACTTCGACATAGTACCTATATTCAACCAGTTAGAACCCAAGCTCCAACAGCTTATATATAACGAAGCTAAGTCTCATTTAGAAAAACAAAACAAAGCTTCTAATAATGTGGTTAACATTAACAAGAAAAAATATGATACTTTAGCTGCGCATTCACCAGACCCTGATAAAGTATTTACTGATGAAGAGAAACTTAAAATCAATCAATTTCTAGATAAAGTGGATGCTGATTATGATAGGAAGCAAAAAGAATGTAAACATCTTTTTGATGATGAATCAGATGATAAAGAATAATTTTCAGGAGTATTTTATGAACGAATATGAACTGTTGGTGTCAGAGGTACAGAAAAAAGCACCAGTTATTGAAACAGATTTGTTTCAAAATACTGGATGCTATGGGTTGTACCGTGATGGTAGAATTTATATTGAAAAATCGTTGAGTCTAGTTGAAAAAAGAAATGTGCTAGCTGAAGAACTTGGTCACCATGATACTTCGTTTGGCGATATATTAAACCAGGATTGTTTAGAAAACCGCAAACAAGAATTAAAAGCTAGACAATATGCTTTAGAACAATTAGTCACTTTAGATGATTTAATTAAGTGTTCAGAATCAGGATTCAGTAATCATTACACGTGCGCTGAATTTTTAGGGGTAGACGTTGAAACGCTAAAAAATGTACTCGCCTATTATCGTCAAAAATTTGGTGATACCCATTTTTATAAAGGAAGAATTTTTGAGTTTAATGATTTGTCAGTCATGATTTTAAATACAAATTTACAATAAAAAAGCCCCGTGCTACAACACGGAACTCTTTCCTCATTTATGAGAATTATTCAATAAATACATTATATCAGAAATGGGGAGTTTTAAAAATGAAAAAAAGGGTTATTTTAACTTCACTACTACTACCTATTATTTTTATATCAGGTTGTAGTGCCAGTGGTAACGATGATAAAACAAAAGAAGCGGAAACCCATGAAAAAAAACAAACTACCAAAATACCTGAAAATAAATTGGGAATAGATTCAAAAAAAGTAATAGAATCTAATTTAAATGAATTGACCGAAAGTAAATATGAACTTACTAATAAGTATGATTCCTATCTGACATCAAAAAATCTAAAAGTTGAAATATTTAAAGAAAGTTTATCACCGATTGCTTTTGCTTTGTTCACAAAAACCGATGAAAAACAGCCTTCTGCGCTAACCATTTTTTCTACTATGAGACTTGCAAATAGCGTAGTAGAAAAAAAGTTTGATGATTTAATTCTTGTTTTAGAAAATAGTATTCCAGATAATTCAAAAAAATATACTAGTAAATCTGAAAATTCAATAGATGATAATAAATTTGTCACTTTTGTTTTTAACAATGATTTAAATAGTAATGATTTAGACGAATTATTAGCAGATGTACTAGCTGGTAAGGATAAAAAGGCGCAAGAAACAACTGCTTCTTCCTCGCAATCTAGTAAAGTTCCTCTGGAATACACAAACGCAAAGATAAAAGCTGAAGAGTATATTAACCACAGCTCTTTTTCAAAAATTAGCTTATATAAACAACTTCAGTATGAAAAATTTTCTGATGAAGCAGCAAACTTTGCAGTAGAAAATATATCTACCAATTGGAATAAGCAAGCGGTAAATAAGGCTAAAGAGTATATGGAAAGTATGGATATCTCTAAAGAAAAATTAAAAGACCAGTTGTCATATGAAGGTTTTACCGATTCAGAAATAACTTATGCTTTAAATAATATATAAAAGGACGTGTTTTACATGAAAGTAGGAATGCGTAAACCAAGTATAAAAAAATCAATAAGTGCTCGTACTACTGGAAAAGCTAAACGTAAGCTTAAAAAAGCAGTAATTCCTGGTTATGGGCAAAAAGGAACTGGTTTCATTAAGAACCCCAAGAAAGCTATGTATAATAAAGTATATAATAAAACAACTTTTAGCTTTTGGGATTTGTTTAAGTAAAAGGAATGGCCTTCGGGCTTTTCTTTTTTCAATACTTGAGAACATACATTCGAAAGGAGTTTTAACATTGTGGATCGAGGAACTTCCTAATGGAAAATTTAAATACTTTGAGCGATATAAAGATCCGTACACGGAAAAATATCGACGTGTTTCAGTTACACTTAATTCGAAGTCTAACCAAGCAAAAAAACAAGCGATGATGGAATTACAGGATAAGATTAATAATCGAATGGAGAAAAAAGATCAACAAAAAGTATCATTAGAGAATCTCTTAAATAGCTGGTGGCAACAACATCAATTATCTATTAGGAAAACATCAGTTAAAGCTTACGGAAAAATTTTAAAATATATATTTTCCAATATGAATGTTGATGTACTCATAAGAAACACAGATACAAAATTTTTCCAAGACTTTATTAATGATTTACCGCATTCGTGGGAGTATAAGAAAAAATTCAAAAGTGTGCTTAACATGTCCTTCACTTATGCACAAGACATGGGAATGATTGATGAAAATCCTATCAATAGAGTGAAAGTTGTTAAACCCCCACTAACAAAAGAAAATTTTGAAAATATAGAAAGTAAATACCTCGAAGAGAAAGAGGTTTATCAATTATTAAACTATTATTATTCTACATTTCAAAGTGTCCATCATGGTCGTTTAGCAGAGTTTATGTATTTAACTGGATTAAGAGCTGGTGAAGCAATTAGTCTTACTATAAATGATTATGTAAAAAATGAACATGCTATTTTAGTTAATGGAACTCTGGATTATTCTAACGGTTATAAAAACGCTACAAAAGAATTACCTAAAACTCTAGCATCATTCAGGAAAGTAGAATTATCAAATAGAGCTGTGAAAATAATCGAAGAGTTAATTTTAGAAAGAGAAATAAAATTCAAAGAGCAAACAAATTATCTATTTGTTGGCAAAACGGGCAAACCAATTCAAGTTAATTCATTTAATGCCTCTCTAAAGAAAGCTAATGAAAGTCTAGGTAAAAATAAAATAAACAAAACTATATCAAGTCATATTTTTAGACATTCTCATATTTCACTACTTGCAGAATTAAATGTACCAGTAAAAGCAATAATGGAACGTGTAGGCCACGTTGACACGGAAACAACTTTAAAAATTTATACTCATGTTACAAAAAAAGCTAAAACAAATCTGGTAGAAGCTCTAAATAAATATGGCAAGTAA